CTCCGAGTTCAGGGCCAATACCAACTTCGCAGGAGGGAACTATGTCGTTACGGTGGTAGATACCGAGGGAAGGAGCTTTGACATCCCATTGGACGCTGTTACGTCACCAAAGTCGTGGACAAATGACTTCAAGGGAGCTTCATACGCCGTAGAACAGATCTCTGCCATTGCAGGGGCTATTCTGACCCTTGGCATAAGCGAACTTACTGGTGACGTCACCGCAGGCCCCGGTTCAGGCACTCAGGTTGCCACCCTTTCCAACACTCCAGTCACCCCGGGCAGCTATACCAACGCCAACATCACCGTTGACTCCAAGGGCAGGGTTACCTCGGCAGCAAATGGAACAGGCGCTGGCGGAGATGTGGTTGGCCCAGCATCTGCCACAGACAATGCTATTGCTCGGTATAACCTGACCACAGGCAAACTGATACAGAACAGCGTAGTTCTGCTTGATGACAACGGAAAACTTGGTCAGGTCGATGCAATTGACTTCAATGTCACCCCAGTTACAGCGGCTGTAGAGAGGCGTTTGCAGTGGTACAACACCGAGGGTACGCTTGACCTTGGATTAAGGGGCGGAAACGTCAATGCTCTGCTTGGTGTTGACCTGCACATCTACTGCTACAACGACACCGGCAGTCCTTTTGTCAAAGGAGAGGTGGTCAGGGTTAATGGCTCCAGCGGTCAGCGGCTCAAGATAGCCTACGCACAGGCGGACGGAGACCCCAACAGCGCAGAGACCATCGGCTTGGTGGCCGAAACAATTGGAAACAATTCCAGTGGGTTTGTTATTACAAAAGGTCTGATCAGGAACATCAACACAAATGCCTTCAACGAGGGCGATGTGCTGTACCTATCCCCCACCATCCCGGGAGGATTGACCAACGTCAAGCCTCAAGCCCCCGACCACATGGTGCGTATCGGCTACTGCATCAAGAAGGCGGGAGGCGCTGGGATTATTTACGTTGACCCACTCAACGGATTTGAGCTGGACGAACTCCACGATGTGCGTATCACCACCCCAGCCACCAACACCTGTGGTTTGTACTGGAACGCAGTGAGCAGCGTTTGGGAGAACTTAACCCCAGCCAACGCGCGAACAGCCCTTGGCCTTGGCACGGCTGCAACGCAGGCATCCACGGCCTTCCAAAGTGCAGACGCAACCCTCACGGCATTGGCGGGCCTTGACGCTACGGCGGGCCTTGTCGAGCAGACGGGAGCGGATACGTTCACCAAGCGGGCCATCGGAGTAGGTACGGACGCGAGCATCCCCGCACGGTCGGATGCCGACGCCCGCTACATCCGGTCGCAATTTGCGGTGCTTGGAACCACATTCACCACGAACAGCGGCACCTATGTGAACGTGACGGGCTGGTCGTTGACGCTCGACGCGAACTCCACCTACATCGTGGAGATCATCGCCATGCTGCAAAGTAGCAACACGGCCACCGGCGCCAACCTGTCCATGACCGTGAGCGGAACGCCTACCCATCGGACGTTCGATCGCCGGGCTTTCTCGGCGGCAACAACTGCCGCAGATGGAGTGATTAACACCGATGACGGCGGTGCCGTTATCGCAACGGTGGACACTATCAACACCAACCGTCCGGTGAACATGACGGGACTTGTGGTAACAGGCGCAAGCCCTGCCACTATTCAGCCGCGTGCCATCCGTGGTGGCTCTGCCAACAACATCAGCGTCATGGGTGGCGCTACAATCATCGCACGAAAAGTGGTGTAAAATTCACTAAAAGATGTCCAAGCAGGTAAACCTTCGAAAAGAACACAAAAGCCCAAAGGGCGGTCTTTCCGCCGCTGGTCGAGCCAAGTATAACAAAGAAACAGGGAGCAATCTCAAAGCCCCTGTCAAAGGCGCTCCATCGTCTCCAGAGCAGATGCGTCGCAAGGGTTCGTTCTTGGTCCGCATGGGTAGTGCTGCTGGTCCTTTGATGAAGGATGGCGAGAAGACCCGTTTGAAGCTATCTTTGGAGGCGTGGGGTCACTATGGTGACAAGGCATCTGCGGTCGCAAAGGGCCGTCGAATGCTGGAACGATACAAGAACAAGAAAAAAGACTGAAGATGCCTACCGACAAGCAAAACCGAAGCAAGCTCTCTCTCCTCGCAGACCAAGTTCACAAGCACTGCAAGAAGCACACCCTTGAGCTGTTCATGATGTACAGCGGAGATGTGGAAGGCGGGGTGAAGATGTCCGGCCACTACAGCGAGCAGATGGTGAAGAACGTCATTGCCCACATGGCCATGAACCACCCTGAAGTATTCTCAGAGGTGGTGGAAGCCATCAACAAGATGGTGGACGAAGCAGAAGCCAATGCTGGTCCTGCTGAAGCCGAAGTGGTCGAAGAGACTCCCGCACCCAAGCTGGTTGTTGAGCCTTGACCGTACACGAGTTCAAACAGATACTATGGGTCTCCACTGAACTAGGGGATGGCATAGTCATCTGTTTGATAGACTACGGCCCGCAAGCCAACAGCGTGTTCATGGTGGGCTTGGAGGATGGTCAGGTGAAGTTCTTCGACACGAACCAAGTTGTGTTGAGCAGGAACGACACCTTGGGCATCAATACTCCGTATCGTCGGCAGAGTTGAGCATCCTGCGCGTGTCGTTTATACGGCGCTTGAGGTTTTCGCATACGTGAATAAGTGCGTCTATCCTTCTGTTGGCCAGCATACCGAACCTAGAGTCGGCCTCCGACTCAAAGCGCGTAATGGCCTTGTCTATCTCAACAAGGGCTGTTACAAGGTCTTGAATGACCACATTGCTTCTGTCTACCTCTGCCCTACTTGGTTCGGCATTGCGTAGGTCTGGGAACGCTTGTTTCATACAGCAAAGCTACTAAAAGCACGAAGCCCCCTTTCGGGGGCCTCTGCATTATGGTAAGTGAATGATATTAGGGAGGGGTGATGTTGCTGCCATCAACATCCAGCAGCAGGTAAGCATCACCGGCACCAAGAGCGGTAGCAATGGTGGTGATACCAGTTGCAGCGGCAGCAGCGTCTTCCATCTTGAATTTGGTGTAGAGCACACCCGTGGGGCTGTAGAAGCCAATGTAGGAGCCACCCTGACCCAGCGGGAACAGGTAGCTGCCAGTGGGACCAACAGGGGTCAGCACATCCTCGTCAAGATAGTCGGCGGTCAGTTGACCTTCCACAGGCTCAGTGTTGCCGAATGGGGTAGCATTTCCATTAGGAGCATCGCCATAGTACGGGCCTGTGTAGCTGTAGTCGCCACTCTTGGCATACGTGGGGTAGGTAATCAGCTTGGAGAACGGGCCTACCGTTGCCAAAAGCTGGGGGGTGACAAAGTTGGTGTTGACCACTTCGCCACTGGTGGATTTGAACTGAATGATCATTGTCTGTTCGGTTTATGATGCAAATATAGCTGAGAATCAGGCAGTTATGTATCGGCTATACGCATTTTTCTTTCACTGGCAGGTGTGACTATATTTGTAGCCATGGAAAACGAAGCAATCAAAACCATTATTCTGACCAAGCTGGACAAGCTCAATGCCCAGTGGACAGAAGTAGTAAACAATGAAGAACGAACAACCCCCATGGATTACATGAGGGTTGCCGAAATTCAAGGGGCTATTAACGTCCTAATGGAGCTTATGGTCCAAATTGACGTTAAGGGGTAATGCAGTTGAGAATATCTGTAAGGCATCGACTAACCCCAGTTTGATTATTTGCCCAGCTTCCTTGATTGGCAATTTTGCCCATTGGCAGGTCCAAAAACCGCCCATCGTTGTAGCGCAGTCGCACAAACCGCTGCTGAAAGGCCGCGGGGTCGTCTTTAAAAATGCTTGACGGAAGCTGACTTGTTGATAGCGTTGCCGCATCGCTTGGATTGGGCCAGTTGTCCTGACTCAGGGTTGCGTCATTGGCAACGCTTGTCAGGTCTTGAGTTCCCGGCGCAACATCGTGTCCGGTTGGAGTGAAGTCACTACCTCCGCTGTAAGTATCGTAAATGTATTTATACTTGACATGGCCCACCGCATCAATCACCGTGCGGTAATGAATTATTTGAGCAATGTCACTTGTCCCGGAGTACAAGAGTTGAATGTACTCAGGCCCAAGCACTACATCATATCTCCAGTTAGCCATGTTCGGTGTAGGTAATTAGGATTATTCCGTCGCACTCGATGAGTTCCGCTTCTGCGAAGCCATCGTAAGACACGTCGATGTTGTTCATCGTGGAACAAAGATAGTGTCTATTGGTTGATAGACAGCAAGTTATGCATAAATTTGCACCTATCGACACAAGGAAGTCTATACAAGAACACACCGCTGAACTACTGCTGAAACTTAGTTCGGAGGGGGTTTCCATCTCCCAGCAGCACAAGCAGGAGGTAAGGTCGGCTGGCTTTTCTGAAGAGCTGACAACGCAGCAAAAAGAGCAACGAGCGGAAAAAGTCGAAGAAACCGACATTCCAAACTTTGGAGAGTGTCACCTTTGGCTATACGAAGTTCCTGTCATTACCGAAGGTGAGCGTACCGGTGAGCCACTTGAGGGCGAGTCTTATTACAGCAAGATTCCCAATTCATGGATTGAGAAGTGGAAGGACGTTGACATTGAGAAGTCTCACTGGCGTCCCGACAGCCCGGAAGACCAAAACCAAGAGTTCCGCAAGTTCATCAACTCCCACATTCCAAGGTTTGACTCAATCATTGCTTATGAGCCATTCTACTTGTATGTAGAGCAGGCAAGGCGATGGCTGGAGGATAAGCGAACATTGGCGGATATTGACCCGGTAGAGCGATACGAGTGGAAGCGCAGAGAGCTTGCCCGCGTGGCCGACAACAAGCTCTACGGGATGAACAAGTACGTCTCCATCAAGGAAGACGGATTTATTGGTGGCCGTCGCCCATACGAAGCATCTGCTCCGCAGGCGTTATTGTGCTTCCTTGTGGACCGTGGAAATAGCTTTGACCTTGTCAAGGGCCGTCAGGCGGCTATTACATCTACCATGATGGCCATGGCTGCGCTGGAAAGCGTTGTGCGCTCATCGTTCAGC